CGAATCTCGCGCAGCCGCGGCGTGCCCGCACCGACGCCGGCGAGGTGGAGCAGCACGAGCTCGACCGCCAGGTGGAGGCCGCCAAGTTCGTGGCCAACGCCCGAGTGGCGGCCGGCAACCCGTTCGCCGCCGTGCGGATGGCCCGCATCCAAAGCCCCGGAGCAACCGGCTGACCATGGGGCTGTTCGGCAAACTTCTTTCCGGAACGCCGTCGCGACAGGCGATGGCCAGGACGATCACGGAGCAGCGATCCGCGATCAGCAAGCTGGTTCGCGCCCGGTTCGACGCCGCCGAAACCACCGACCTCAACCGCAACCACTGGGGCCAAGCCGATCACCTTTCGGCCGACGCCGCCCTTTCGCCGTGGAAGCGGCGAGTGTTGCGGAGCCGGGCCCGCTACGAGGCCGCCAACAACGGCTACCTCGCTGGCATGGTGACCACGCTGGCCACCGACGCGATCGGCACCGGCCCCACGCTCCTGCTCGACTGCGGACCGGACGCCGACCAATCGGCCGTCGCCCGCGTCGAGGACAACGTTTTCGAGTGGCACCAGCGGATCGACCTCGCCCGCAAGCTCCGCGTGGCCCGCGTGGCCAAGGCGATCGACGGCGAGCAGTTCGGTATCGCTACGAACAACCGCCAGCTGAAGGGCGTGCAGCTCGACGTGCGATTCGTCGAGGCGGAATTGATTGCCGACCCGGCCAGCCGTTGGGATCTCGCTGGCTCAATCGACGGCGTCCGCTTCGACGAGGACGGCAACCCGTCGGAGTATTACCTCCTGAAGCATCACCCGGGCTCGATGCACTTCGGCGTCACTCTCGAAGGTCGATGGGTGCGGGCCGACAAGGTTTTCCACTACTACCACGCCACGCGAGCCGGACAGCATCGCGGCATGGGCGAGGTTGTGCCGGCCCTCGAGCTGTTCGCGATGCTCCGGCGGTATCAGTACGCGGTCGTGACCGCGGCCGAGACGGCCGCCGACCTCGCCGTGATCCTGAAGACGACCATGCCGGCCGCCGGTTCGGCCACCGGAATCCCCGCCTGGGACACGATGCCCATCGTTCGCGGGATGGCCATGGCACCGCCGGAAGGCTGGGAGCCCTATCAGCTGAAGGCCGAACAGCCGACGAGCACGTTCGACGCTTTCGAGCGGCGAATCCTGATGCAGATCAGCCGGTCGCTGAACATGCCATACATCGTGGCCGTCATGGACGCCACGGGTGCGAATTACTCGACCATGCGTGGCGACTACCTCGTTTATCGCAAGCATCTGGCCGCGGAGCGGGCGGATGTTGAGCGTGTGGTTCTCGACCCGCTGCTCGAGCGATGGATCGACGAAGCCTCCGTCGTCGACGGCATGATCCCCGACGGCCTGCCGCCTCGCGATCAGTGGACGTGGCGGTGGCGGTGGGACGGGTTCGAGCACATCGACCCCATGAAGGAGGCCCAGGCCGAGAGCGTGGGGCTCGCCGCAAAGACCGTAAGCCGCGCAGAGGCGTGTGCCCGCCGCGGGAAGGACTGGCGGCAAGTGTTCCGCCAGATCGCCGCAGAGCGGGCCTACGCGGAGGAATTGGGAATCGACCTGTCGCAGCAGCCGTCCAACTCGCCGGCCAGTGACGCACAACAGCAGGAGCAAGACGCATGAGCCAGCGGATCACGATCTCCGGTGAAGCCACGCTCGTCGAAGCCCCGCTCCGTGCGGACGGCTCCGGTGCAGGCGGCAACCCGAAGTTCTCGCTCTTGGGCTACACCGGCCGGGCCATCCGGCAGGCGTGGAGCCGCAATCCGCTCGTCGTCGATCTCGCCGGGATGGACACGACCAGCCAAGCCATCGCCGTGATGTACGGCCACCAGTACGACATCGACCACGCAGTCGGCCAGGCGTCGGACGTCGTGAACAGCGGCACCGACCTTACCGTCGCCACCGAAGTGATCGGCGACGGGCCCGACGTGCAAAAGGCCGTCGCCCTGGCCCGCAAGGGCTGGAAGTTCCAGGCGTCGATCGGGGCCGATGTCGGCCGGATCGAAAACATCGCCGCCGGCGAGACCGTCGAGGTGAACGGCCGTCAGTTCTCGGGCCCGATCAGCGTGGTGCGTGCGAGCACGCTCCGCGAGGTTTCCATCGTTCTGTTCGGAGCGGACGCCGCTACGTCCGCCGCTATCGCTGCGGAAGCGAGTTCAGGAGAGTTCCCCATGGCGAATGACGCCAACCAGACGCCCGCTGAGCCGATCAAGGCCCAGGCGGAAGACGCGGCGAAGGTCGCCGCGGGTGCCCCGACCCCCGCTCCCGTGCAGCTTCCCGGCGTGACCGCCGGAACCGGCGGCGACGGTGCCCAGCTCGTCGACGCCGACTCGATCGCCGCCAAGGTGCTCGAGCGGCTGAAGGCCGACATCAAGGCGGAGGCCCTCGCCGGCATCCGTGCCGATCGGCCCTCGGTTCCGGCCGCCCACGTCGTGGCGAAGCCGGCCGAGACGGATGAGGTGCTCCTGGCCTCCATCTGCCTCGCGGGCAACCTGCCCGGCGTGGAGAAGCAGTTCGGCGAGCGGACGCTGGAAGCCGCCCACAAGCGGCGCAACATCGGCCTCCAGGAGATGCTCCTGCGGGCCGCGAAGTCGAACGGGTACGACGGAGACGTGTACCGTGTCACCGACGGCAATCTCCGTCAGGTGCTGCGGGCCGCGTTCGCCACGCACTCAATCGCGAACGTGACCGGAACGGCCTACGGCAAGTTCTTGCTCAACGGCTACACCTCGGTGGAATCGGTGTGGGATCGGATCTCCATGGTCCGGCCCGTGTCCGACTTCAAGCAGGTGACCGGCGTGCGGGTGAACGGCGGGTTCGTCTTCGAGGAGGTTGGCCCGGCCGGTGAGCTGAAGTCGGCCGAAGCGACCGACGAGGCTCGTTCGTTCGGTGCAAAGTCCTACGGGCGGATCAGCTCGATCACCCGGCGGGACATCATCAACGATGACCTCGGTGCCCTGACGGTGGTGCCTTCCAGGCTTGGCCGTGGTGCGGCCATCCGCCTGAACACCAACTTCTGGACTGAGTTCCAGGCCAACAACGCCAACTACTTTGAGAAGGCCACGGCCGCGAGCGGCAACGCTCTCAGCCTTACCTCGCTCAAGGCGGCGGTGGCGGCCTACCGGAAGCTCAACGATCCGGACGGCAACCCGCTGGGTGTCGCTCCTGCGATGCTGCTGCTCCCGCCGGAGCTGGAGACCGCCGGTGCCGAGCTCATGGGTTCGGCGCTGATCCACGGCACGAGCGGTGCGGCTCCCAGCACGAACGTGCTGGCCGGTCGCTACCAGGTCGTGTCGAGCGCCTACCTGACGAGCGCAAGCACGTGGTGGCTCGTGGCGAACCCCGGCGACCTGAACGCTATGGAGGTGCTGTTTCTCAACGGCAACCGCAACCCCGTCGTGGAGCAGGCCGAAGCGGACTTCGACACGCTCGGCATTCAGGTTCGCGGATACTTTGACTTCGGCGTCGCCAAGGGCGAGCCGAAGTCGTGCTACCGCATGGCCACGGCCTGAGGCTAACAGTGCAAATCGTGCCCGGGGCCGGGAGCCCAAGCCCGGCCCCGGGGTGACGACTCAAGTTCTTTCCAGATACCAGAAAGCGAGATCAACATGGCGACGTTTGTGCAGGAAGGGGAGTCGATCGACTACACCCCGGTGGCCGCTGCTGCGGCTGGGGCGGTGGTCGTGATGGGCAGCGTGGGCATCGGCGTTGTGCCGGTGGCGTTGGCGGCCGGCGAGAAGGGCAGCCTCGTGGTCGACGGTGTCGTGCGTCATGCGAAGACCGCCAATCAGGCGATCAACGCCTACGCCAAGGTTTACTGGGACGCTACCAACAGCGTCTTCACCGGCACCGCGGGCACCAACGTGCTCGTGGGCTACGCGGTGGCCACGGCCGCCGCTGGCGATGCGACCGTCGATGTCAAGCTGATGAAGTCTTGATCCCGAGCGCGCACCAGGCCGGGGGTCCGGCAGCGGATAACGCCGCTGGCCCCCGGCCTTGGGTGTGGAGATTGCCGTGCAGGACATGCTCAAAAAGGCCGAGGCGTGGTTCGAAGGACAGCGGCGAGAGCACTTGTCTGTCAA